TTTGGCAACTTAGAAAAAGCGGCCGCAAGTCTTCCGGGTGTAGTGGAAGAGCGTTTTGGACAGTTACAGGAAATGGAGGCTATCCTTGAATACCTAAACATTGAACTACGTAAGATGCGTTCTAAGTTCTTTAGAACGTATCTCGAAAGTTATCAAAGAGCATTATCCAGCCGTGAAGTAGAAAAATATGTCGACGGTGAAGCAGATGTTGTTGATATGGAAAAGATTATCAACGAATTTGCACTGCTACGTAATAAGTGGTTAGGTGTCATGAAGGGTCTTGATCAGAAACAATGGCAGATTACTAATATTACTAAACTACGTGTAGCAGGTATGGAAGATGCATCAATCTAACAAACCAGTAATGTTAAAAAACACTTTACTAAATTTGCAGTAAACACACACGGAAAGTATTTAATTGCAGATGTAAATGATGAGTGACTCGCAACCATTAATAATAGGAATAAAAGGAAGTTTTGATATCTTGTAGACTGTAGTGAAACTTACATAAAAAATATTATTAAAGAACAGGAAATTAAAAATGAAAATTGTTAACGGTTGGCACTTGTTAGATGACGAACATGATATTACAGAATGGTTAGAAAATAAACCAAAAGACGAAGTATTTTGGCAAGGACAAGAATGGATAGATGCGGTTCTTAATTTAACTGAAAAACGAGGTGTATTTTTAGATATTGGTGCTAACTACGGATTTGTATCAGCAATTATGTCTGATTATTTTAAAGAAGTATTATCTTTTGAATTAATCCCATCAACATACGACTGCTTAGAACAAAATGTTAAAAAATACAATAATGTTCATCCTTACAATTTTGGTTTAGGACATCAAGAAGATATTGTTCTAACTATGCGAAGAAAAAAGACTGCCGGGCATAGCCAAGTTATAAATGACGAAAAAATAATTAAACAATATAAAAATAATACCATTCCTAAGAAAAAACGAATTGAAGTACGAGAAGCAAAGATTAAAACCTTAGATTCATTAAATCTTGATAGCATAGATTTAATTAAAATTGATGTAGAAGGGTTTGAAGAATATGTTTTACAAGGAGCAGAAAATACAATCAAAAAACTAAAACCTGCAATTTGTTTAGAAGTAAGTAATCCAAAAAAAGTTTCTGTTGTAAGAAATGTAGATTGTGTTAAGTTACTTGAATCTTGGGGATATAATGTTGTTGGCCAAATAAGAGAAGATTTCTTTTTTACGACCAATAAGGATACTTTGTAATTACGTCCATAACTACTTTAGGATAATCTACTTCTACTTTTGACGAAGCACATTTGTGATTGATAGCACTTGCAGTATCTTTTTCATGAAACGACGATAGTACTTTTTCTGGATCCCATGCTTGTGTTTCAATACAACTAACTACTTTATTTTTAATACGTTTGTCGTCACCTACCCATGTCCAATGCCAGCCAACCTCTCCCGGATGGCGTACTGAATGCGATCTGTCTTTTTTCTTAGGATTTGGTCCTCTATATAATTGTTGAGGATTTTTAAACATATGCTTTTTAGCAACCATCGGCCCTTGCCAGTGTCTTTCAGTTTTTAAATTAAAATGATAAATGTACATTTCAATAATACAATTTACTGGTTTTTGTTGTTCCTCTAAAAAATTAAGTATATTAGGTATTTGTTCTGGGTTAAGGAATTCGTCAATGTCTGAATGAATAATAACATCATTATCGTTTAACTTATTAATACCCTGTTGTATAGATTCTCTACTAAAATTTTCACATTTCCAGTTAACGTATCCTTCTGGAATGTCAAGTGTAATTAACTCTATTCGATTATTGTATTTTTTGTTATATTCGTCGATGCGTTGTTTTAAATTATACGGCTTAGGAGTTCCACTCCATGTCTTACTCCCTTCGAGTACAATCCATTTGTCAACATAATTTTTAGTAATTTCAAGACGAATGTCAAGAATATCAAATTCGTCGTTAAACAAAAACGTATCTACAATCATTATTAAAACCTATACACTATTTGATAATCATCAAAAATAGGTTTAATACCTTTACTATCAAGATATTCTACAACCATACGCCCTTTTCCTGCTCGTGTTCCGTCTAACAAGAAACTGTTGTCATCGATAGCAACAATAGTATTAGGTGTAAGATGCGGCTCAATAACTTTAAACTCTTTTAAATGATGCTCTGCACTTTTTTGATCTTTTCTAAATTTAACGTCCATGCTATCTAAATAAAATAGATCAACTGATTCTAAATCATTTAAACTATCAAGCCATGCAACACTATCAGAGCAATAAGATTTATAATACTTACTTTCAACAAAGTTGTTAGCAGTATCTACTGCTGTTTGATCAATATCAACAGATCTTACAAAGCCGCCGTATGTTTTAGCAAACTCAGCAAATAAAAATCCACTGTTGCCATCCTTCCAGTTTCCTGGTGAACGCAATGTACCTGTTTCAATAATATTAAAATTGTGTTCTTTAATTTTAAGTAGTTCTTCAAATATGACTTGAAATCCTTGAGAACGATTGTAAACGTATCCTTGAAGTCCACGTTTGCCGCCTGGCGAACTGCAATTTAATTTTCTCTTATATTCTGTTTCGTATGTATTAATCCAACTCATATCAATATTTATTTGTGCTATAATATGCGTATATAAATACTGATATGAAAACAATCGTATTAGTAACAGGCGGATTTGATCCCATTCACTCAGGACACATTGCATACTTTGAAGAAGCCAAAAAGTTAGGAGACGAACTTTGGGTTGGCGTTAATTCAGATGATTGGTTAACACGAAAGAAAGGCAGACCTTTTATGTCGTTGCTTGAGCGTGTTAACATTATTAAAAATTTATATATGGTTGATGCTGTCATTGATTTTGATGATAGCGACAATAGTGCATGTGGCGCAATTTTTAAAACAAAGTCTTTAAATGATCTTGACACAAAAATTATCTTTGCTAATGGTGGAGATAGAACTGTACAAAATATTCCAGAGATGCTGACGTACGGTGATGATCCTAATATTGAATTCAAATTTAGTGTTGGTGGAGATATTAAACGCAATTCAAGCAGTTGGATTCTCGAAGAATGGAAAAATCCAAAAGTTAAGAGACCGTGGGGTTGGTATAGAGATTTATACACAATTGGTAAAGAAGTTAAAGTTAAAGAACTTGTTATTGAACCTGGAAAAGGTTTGTCAATGCAACGTCATTTTAAACGTAACGAAATGTGGTACGTATTAAAAGGACAATGTAAGTGTAAAACACGCATCGATAAATACGAGGACGACATTACACTTCGACCTCTATCAGCACAAGGATATAATATAGCAAAAGAAGTTTGGCATCAAGGATACAATCCGTTTGACGAGCCCTGCCACATACTTGAAGTTCAACATGGAGAAGAATGTGTTGAATCTGATATTGAACGAGAAGGTGTAGATGAAAACTACGGGAAGGAACAATAATGACAAATACAGTATATATTGGTTGGGATAGTAGAGAACCAATTGCGGCAGATGTATGTGAATACAGTCTTAGACATACCACAGAAGAGCCAATAGACATTAAATTATTAAAACAAAATGATTTAAGAAAACAAGGAATTTACACAAGAGGTACAGATAAATTAGGATCTACAGAGTTTACATTTACACGTTTTCTTGTTCCGTATCTACAAGATTATAAAGGGTGGGCAGTGTTTTGCGATTGTGACTTTTTATACTTAGAAGATATTGATAAACTATTTGCACAACGTGATGACAAATATGCAGTTATGGTTGCTAAACATGATTACAATGTAAAAGAAGGAACAAAGATGGACGGTAAAGCACAGTTACCGTATCCACGTAAAAACTGGAGTTCAATGATTCTTTGGAACTGCGGTCACCCAAGCAACCAACAAGTTATCCCTTCAATGGTTAATCACGAAACAGGTCAATTTTTACATCGTTTCCAATGGTTAAAAGATAGCGAAATTGGCGAAGTAAGTCACGAATGGAATTGGTTAGTTAACTGGTATCACGAGCCTCAAGACGGCAAACCTAAAGTACTACATTATACAGAAGGCGGCCCGTGGTTTGAAAATTATAGTGATTGCGAATACAACGATTTATGGACAAACATTGCAGATAAAGTAGACCCAGACTGGAAGCCTATCTAATATGTCTAATTATCATTTTATCACTACTATGAGTCGTGATTATTACGACACAATTGGCTTTAAAATGATAGAAACTTTTAACAACTTTATGCCAGCCCCTGTAAAAGTATATTCTGAAGATGTACTTCCTATTACATCAACGCTGTTAGATAACCCTCAATTAACCTCATACTTGAACGATCTCGGTGAAACAAGAGCAAGAGCATTTGCCTATAAAGCATACGCTCTCATTGATGCATACAAGCAACCTAAATGTAAATATCTAACATTTTTAGATGCAGATATGGTTTGCTTTAGACCTATCTCAAAAGAGTTTTTAGATAGTTTAATCCAAGATAACCTTATAGTATATATAGGTGTAACACATAAAAAATACGGACCACATTGCGATAGTTGCTTTTTTATTTTAAACACAGAACATGAATATTATCCTACATTTGTAAGTATGTATGAAGATATATACGAATCAAGAAAGATATTAGATGAAACACAATTTGTTAAACCAAACGACAGTTATGTATTAGCAAAGTGTATTAAAGAAGCAGAAGCACTTGGACATACATGTGTTGACTTGCATCCTGAGAGAACGGGATTGAGTCCTGTTGCAGAAACAGTGTTAGGTACTTATATTAGACACTTTAAAGCAAGTCGAAAAATTAATGAAGAAGTCTTAAAGCACGTTGACAAGGCAATTAGCGGCATGCGTAAAAAGAAAGATCATGCAAGAGTGTTAGAAATATTTGATCGAAGAATTAGACAAAAATGATATTTTTAAGTAAAAACGGAACTGACGAATATGTCAATATGTTTGCAGAAGGAGCAGGCATCTTACCTACTTCTGATAAAGACTTTGTATATGAAAGTTCTACTGATCCTATAGTACTACGTGGAATACTTAAACACAAAATTATGAAACAGTGTTGGGAAGATAAACGTGACTTCTATTATATGGATAGTGGTTACTTGGGTAATTATAAATCTCCAATCAACCCAAACGGTTGGAAATGGTTTCATAGAATTGTTAAAAATGATTTACAACACAGCAACATTATTGATCGTCCAAGTGATAGATGGGAAGCATTAAAATACAAAATTCCAAAATGGAAAAAAGGTGCACGTAACATTCTTGTTGTTATGCCAAGCGAAAAGCCAGCAAAATTTTATGGTATTGATATGGCACAATGGCGTGAAGAAGTTATTAGTACACTCAAACAACACACAGATCGTCCTATAGTAGTACGTGAAAAAGCAGACAGACCTACACGCATTGTTAAAACAATTTATGAAGAATTAGACAATGCTCATGCTGTTGTAACACTACAAAGTATAGCGGCAACTGAAGCAGTGTTATACGGAGTTCCTGCATTTACATTGGCACCTAATGCGGCAGAAAAATTAACATTAAATGATATAACCAAAATAGAAGATCCTTATTATCCAGATAGTGATCTTATTCATAAATGGGCATGTCACTTAGCATACGGGCAGTTTCACATTGATGAACTTCGCAATGGTACTGCGTATAAAATACTTAAAAAGGATGAAGAATGATTGATTTTGTAGAAGTACATAGACGAGACCCTAATAACGTTGGAGATATTTTCTCTAATCCGTTGCGTTATTTTGTTGACCCAGATAGAGTTGCATCAGTTGACATTGCCCATGCAAATACCGCACCGTATCAAGATGACGTTCCAATTGTCATTGGCGGCGGCGGATTAATTGCAAACGAACACTTTGGAGATTTTGCCGGAATGATTGCTGAAGGTGCAGATGCATCAGGATTAGTACATATGTATAATCAACGTTGGAAATGTCGTAATGTAAATAACGAGCCATTGTTTAACGAATTCAACGAAGAGTTTCAACGTCTTTACAGTAAAACACTTGCTAAAGTAAAATCAAACTCAGGTCCTAAAATTTTATGGGGTGCAGGACATAACAAACAAAACTGGAATAATAATGACGCAATTAAGTGGCCGTCATGGATGTCATCTTTTGATTTAATTGGTGTTCGCGATTATATGCAAGGATATGAATGGGTTCCTTGTGCAAGTTGTATGCATCCTGCATTTGATAAAGAGTATGAAATTATTAATAAGGTTATATGGTTTGAACACAAAAAACAATTAGTTAAACCTGCTGATTTATCGTATGGTGAGCCAGTACCAAGATTTGCAAACAGCGGTAGCAACATAGATCAAATCATTGCAATATTAGGAAGTGCTGAAACAGTTATTACTAACAGTTATCATGGTGTATACTGGGCAACGTTATTAGGAAGAAAAGTTATTTGTCCTGACCCTTGGTCAAGTAAATTCTTTTACTTTAAACACGAACCAACATTTTGCAAAGTAAAAGAAGTAGCAGATAATATTGAATTAGCCGAAACATATCCTAATGCACTTCAGGAATGCAGAGATGCTAATTTACAATTTTGGGAAAAAGTTCAAAAGTTATGCATGTAGTAAGTTATCTTGCAGGTATTCCTGCAAAGAATAAAAATCCAGAAAAACCTGCAATACTAACAAACTATATTGAAGGGGTTAAGAAGATGGGCGATCACGGCGAAGTCGCACAAGATACTCGTATACGTGATTGTGATGTTGCTGTACTTCAAGGATTTGTACATGAGGATTCTCCGCATGTTCATCATTTACAGTTAAGACGAAATGTCATAGATTTTCAAAAAAGTCGAGGCAAAAAAACTATCATTGTTGATAGCAATCTATTTTTATATATAGATAAGACTAATCCAGGAAACTATTTAAGATATGGGTTTGACGGTATATTTCCGTCAACTGCTAATTATTGTTGGGATGATGTTAATCCTGCACGTTGGGATAAAATATCAAAAGATTTAGGTTTACGATTAAAGCCGTGGAGAACAAGTGGTAATCATATTCTTGTTTGCTTACAACGTAATGGCGGTTGGTCAATGAAAGGTTTAGATACATGGGAATGGCTTGCACAAACAGTTGGTCAAATCCGTAGTTACAGTGACCGGCCAATTATTGTAAGAGGGCACCCTGGCGATGCTAAAACAAAAAGAATTATTAAAACAGGAAGGTATCCTGTACTAAGGCACAGTAATGTGCATTTTAGTGATGTAGATAATAGATCTCTTGTACAAGATTTAACTAACTGCTGGGCAACAGTAGTTTATAATAGTAGTCCAAGTGTTGCAAGTACAATTGAAGGCGTTCCTGTATTTGTTAATGATCCGGTAGATTGCCAAGCAGGCGAAGTAGCAAATACAGAATTATCACAAATCGAATCACCAGATATCTTTGATAGAGAACGATGGGTTAAGAAAATATCAATGTGCCATTGGAACTTTGAAGAATTAAAAAGCGGCGAGTGCTGGAAGCACATGAGGCAATATGTATGATCGAAGCCGCTCAGCCTGCAATCTTAGATCTTATAGAAGAACATAAACCAAAATCTTTTTGTGAGATAGGTTGCCATGAAGGTATGAGTGCTCGTTGGTTCTGTCATAACATATTAGAATACTTTCCACGATTACAATACTTTGGCTATGATGCTTTTGAAGATGTTCCTAAAATAGAACATAATGGAAAAAGTATTCCTAAGCAAGATAAAATTATTACAAGACTAAATTGGTTAAAACGTAGGTACAAGCACTTTCAATATAATATTATTGAAGGTTATACTACTGACACGCTAACTAGTCCTCGCAAATTCGGAATGGTTTATATTGATGGTGGGCACAGTTATGAAACTGTTATGTATGATTATTCTATGGTAAAAGATAGTAAAGTAATTATTTTTGATGACTATAACTTACCGGGTGTTAAACAAGCAGTTGACGAAATTGGTGTTGGATACTTACTACCTTTTGAACATACAAAAAACAAAAAATGGGTAATTGTTAATCATTAACTACTAACCCCCAAAGATGTGCTGTTCCGGTTTTTATATACTTAACATCAATTCCTTGGTTAGTTAGTTCGTCTGTAAATTTACGTACTGTTGGTTCTTGACAATCGTCAAACAAAATAACCTTACTATCTTTAACGCAGTTATAGTCGTGCTTTACAGTTTCGTAACTATGACCACCATCAATATAAACAAAATCAAATTCGTGTCCTTCAACTAATGTATCAGACGTTAGTCCTTTAACCAGTTTATATTTTAAATTAGGATATCTTTTTGCGTAAAATTTTAATTGCCTATTAGCAAGTTTATAAGGTGCACCGTCTTTGCCGTTTACTTCGTGTGTGTTAAACTCTTCATTTCCAACTGCTTCGTCAAACACATCATACCCTGTATAAGAAAACTTTTTATCCTGTCCTTTATATTTTTCTCCAAGATAATGTACAAACTGTACTGCTGACTTTCCTTTATGTGTTCCAATTTCACAAATATGTCGACAGTTGTAATCGTCAAATAACTTGTGGACGATAGGTAGCATCACTACTTTCATCTTGCAGTTTTCCAGTAATCTTCTGTTCTTGCTACTTTTAAATCTTTTCGTTTACTTTGACCTTCTCGCTTTCTATCACCTTTCATGTGATCAAAATATGCGCCAAGTTCACTGTTAATTAACGGATGACCTTCACCTTGTATTCCACTGGAAATGTCTTTGTTTTTAACAGCATACATGTGTTCGTGCCAGCGTCTTACAACGTCATAAATGTAACTATCGTGCCATTCCTTTTCTTTAAAGATTCCGTTTTCTGCTTCATCGTACATACGTTGAAACTCATCAACAAATTCTCTCCAGTGCGGGTGTTTAAGATTTAAACTGTACCACCCACATTCTGTATATTTGTGTCCACGACCAAGAAATGTTGTAAACACATCATGCGGAATAAACGACTCTAAGAAATCAATTGGCATATTTGTATGTACGTAACTGTCTGCATCCATCCAAATAAGAACATCAGCCCCGTCTGCTTCTGCACGTCTTGCGGCGTCACATACAGCATATACTTTGTTACAAAACTTAATAGCGTCCCACTTAAATGCTTTACGATGATCAAGACGTTTTTTATCAGGTCCCATTCCTGTTGCTCTTGGGTCGTTTTTATACTTCTTTTTAAACTCTACCATTTTTGGTAGTGATCGTTCATGATCTAAAACTAAGATATTTTTCTTGTTTTTTCGAATACTCGGTGTACATCTTTCTGCGTACACATACAAGTCTATTTCGTCTGGCATACGATCAACAAAACTGTTGATAAAACGTTGACCGTATAACTGTAACCCTTGTTGATTAAATGTGGTTAAAACTGCAAATTTTCGCATTATATTTCCTGCCTTGCTAAATGAATTAAATACATACATATTTATAAAGGCTGTATTGATGCGAAAAATAACCTGTATTACAAGTTTTGATAAAAACTATTACGAGCATACTGGAAAAGTATTCTTGTCGTCATGGTTAAAATATTGGAGCGATGACTTTCATTTAGTCATTTACAACGAAGATTTTAGATTGCCTGATAATCTAAAATACACACAGATTGGATTTGATCAACTTGATCCTGATTATGAAAAATTCCAGCAAGAGGATCATTTCGGGTTTGAAAGACACATTACACAAACTAAGCGATTTTCTAAAAAAGCATATTCAGTAATTCATGGTATGGAACATATTGACACTGACATTCTTATATGGCTTGATGCAGATACTGTTACAAAGGCTCCGGTAACTCCTGAATGGTTTGAAGATATTATTCCTAATGGTTTCTTATCAGCACATTTAGGCGTTATTCATCATATGTCAAAAACAGACTCAACAAGTCCCGAAATTTATAATTGCGAAACAGGATTCTTTGCATTAAACAAACAGCATCCTGAATTTAAGAATTTTAGCAATAGGTATCGTGAACGATATGTTAATCGAGAGTTTAACGACTTACGTAGACCATATGATGGCGATGTTTATGGAGCAGTAGTAACAGAGTTTCATAATAAAGGAGTTCAAATGAACGACCTTAATCCTAATCGTCATAAAACCCCATTTGCCAGATGCGTATTAGGAGAAATATTACATCACTTCAAACACCGGGCAAAGAGAGTAGATGATTTTGAAAAATACTATAATACAAAAATCAAAAACAAAACCTGACAATGTTGTCGACAATCCTGCATCAATGCCTTATCCAACAAATGTTGGTGCTCCGGCATTTACTGTACCTGCTGTTCTTACAAAGAAAAGAGAACGTGGTGCAAATGCACGTAATCAACTAACTACAAAGTTTGAAGAACTTAAAAAAGAGTATTTTAGATTAGCACAATTGACAGAAGATACGGAATTAGTATATAGTGCAACATTTAATTTTAATCCTGTGGTAGGAAGAACGTATCATTTATATATAGGAAAAGACGGTTTGTTTTTAAGTATGATTGAACCAGAACGCTGGTCAACTATGGAATGCTATGGAAGTTTTACATTAACTTCTGAACACACGTGGGAGAGGGTTGAATGATCTTTGGAATGTTTAACGAGTTTGGTGCAAAAAACTCATCACCAGTATTTGGTGCATTTCAACAAAGTCTTGATCGTGCTGGTATCCCGTGGACTAAACAGTTAGAAATGTGTAATGTTGCTGTAATATGGTCAGTACTATGGCACGGAACAATGGCACAAAATAAACGTGTATGGGATCATTGTATTCAACATAAGAAACCAGTTATTGTACTTGAAGTAGGCGGCATCTTACGTAACCAAAGTTGGAAAGTTGCTATTGGCGGAATTAACAACGAAGCATACTTTGGACAACAATCTACAAGTAGTGTTAACAATTGGTTACGTGAAGCAAGCCAGTTTAGACAAAAGAAATTTGGTATGTCGTTACAGCCATGGAAAGAAGAACATCCTAATAAACAGATATTAATTTGTACTCAACATAATAGAAGCCATCAATGGAGAAGCATGCCTCCAGTCGAAACATGGTTAGAACAGCAAGTTGAGCAGGTTAGAAAATACAGTAAAAGACCAATATTAATTAGGCCTCATCCACGTAGTCCACTAAACCCGTCGGTGGTATCAAAACTTGATTTTAAATACAAAAATATCAAACTAAACAGTCCTATTCGTTATAGAGAAACATACGACGAATACGACTATGATAAAATACTTGAACACACTCATGCTGTAATAAGTCATTCAAGTAACCCAGGACTACAGGCAGTTATTGCAGGAGTGCCAGCATTTGTTGGTCCTGATAGTTTAGCACTTCCTGTTGCTAACACAGACTTAAGCCAAATTGAGCGACCAAACCGTCCTGATAGAACACAGTGGTTTAATGATTTGCTTTACACAGAATACTTTATTGACGAGATTGCAGACGGGCTACCATTGGTAAGATTACTTCCAAAATTAGAACAATTATTGCTTGCTCGCTAAGACATTTGGTGCTATAATATAATAATGTTAAATCCGTTAAATACAGGTACCTCTATGCAGATTAAATATCACGACTACGAAGAATGTGTTATGTTTCTTGCCAGCGAAGGCAATTACATATTTGATGCTCCGCCGGTAGTTGCCGAAAGCGATAGGTCAATTATCAATAGTCTTGGAAAACAGTTAGGCAACGGTAATGCGTTTACAGAAAAACAAAGTAGCATTGGTATACGACTTGTAAACAAATACGAAATTATTCTTAAACATGCAGGGTTTGATGTTGATAAAATTATCAAAGATAAAGTTTTTAGATGGCCTTTTAGAACTATTGACAAGACCAAAACACTCTACATTGACGGAGAAAAAATTGTAATTAAAAGTCCGTTTATTGCCGAAGTTATTAACAAAATTAAGAAACGTAAAAATGGCTATCATGTAAAAGGTAACTACAACTCAGAAACCAAAGAATGGAGTTTTGATTATAACGAAACCAATCTAATGTTTCTTGTAGGATTAACCAAAGGCATGAACTTTAGTATTGATCAAAAAATTCAAGACGATCTTGCTAAATGCATTGATATAACTAAAGATGCACTTGAACATTATCCTATGCTTAGAAGAAAAATGGGCGGGTACACATACAAAGATATTTTAATTGACCACCACAAAGCAGATGTTCGTCGTGTAGTAATGAAAGCAAAACTACAAGGCTGTATGGCATACGACGATACGGTTGTTGATTTGATGAAACCTAAAAAGCCAATAGATAAGATATTACTTGGCGATAATAGAAATTGGTTTATAAACTCTATGAAATATACTGTTTTGGATATATTTCCATTGATCGAAACCGTGGATAAGTGTATAATTATGTGTAGTAGCAATGAGCCTAACGATTTAATGAGATGGGTTGATACCTTAGTAGAGTGCGGTATTGACAATAAAGACATATCAGTTATGTTTAGATTTAAGTCAGGTGAAAAGTGGTTTGATGGAAACAAGTACATTAAATCTGCTGGTGTAAACGAATTTAGTGAGGACAAGAAAATTTATATTATTAACGAAAAGGTTCCAAAGCCTTTGATTAAGTCAAACATAGATCCTGAACTAATTATTAGTAGTTTGCCTGTAGTACCAAGTCATTATAAAACACAGGCATGGTTACAGAATAAACCTACTGTTGTATATTACTGCGGTAGCAGTCCAAGTGGAGTAGAAAACTGTGCCGACTTGTAAACTAATAATCAAAGACGAAGTAAACGTAAAGTTTGAAGGTCTTGACCTTCAGATGCGTAAGAAACTAACTAACAAGTTTAAGTATCAAGTTCCTTATGCTCGTTACTTGCCAGCATTTAAATTAGGACGTTGGGATGGTACTGTAAGTTTCTTTGGCTTAGGTGGCACAACATATATTAGTATGCTTGACGAAGCATTACCACTGCTTGAAGAAAACGGTTGGTATGTTGAAGTAGAAGATCAACGTGATCCAACACAACTTAACTTTGCAAAAATTGATGAAGAGTTTTGGGGCGACACTTGTTGGCCTAAAGGACATCCTGCTGAAGGACAACCAATTCGTTTGCGTGACTATCAAGTAGAAGTTATCAATAACTTCTTATCACATCCTCAAGCATTACAAGAAGTTGCCACAGGTGCAGGTAAAACTATCATTACTGCTACA